GAGAATTTCTGCGCTGTGATGCTGAGGGAAACGAACACAAGGCGTATGAGCTTGTCATGTCGTTCCCGTATTCGGATAAAGCCTATGCATAGGTGTTCCCATCACAGAATCAGGAATGCCTGCTGATCGGTATGCGCCGTATCTTTGAGTATATCGGCGGCGTACCTGTAGTCTGCCACGCAAAACGCAAAAAACTGACAAGCAAAATACAAAAAATCCGCCAGAGAAAAACTTCCTGGCGGATTTAAAACATATTTAAACGGCTTTATAATGCCATTTTAGAAAAGAAAATCAGCAAAACGGCTTGAAAAGAATGCAGAAAGCAGCACTTATTCAGAGCCGTTTTATATTTTTGTTAGATGTGCACAAAACGGCGGTCAAATCACTCTGACTTCGAAGCGGAAGCCTCAGCCTTTCCAGACTGCGTTCCGAAGTAGAAGATCATGATGATCTGGAACATGTCCGTGAAGTTGTCTACCGCGATTTTACCAGTGATAGCAAGGTAAGAAAATACGCCGGTAAGTACCAGCGTAACGATAGATTTAACGTTTATAAGCTTAGCCAGCTTGTTAAGCATTATTATCCACCTCCACAATAAAAGCGCCGAACCCTGCGGCTTTTACCTTATTCATATACTGCTCGGCATTCTCCCTGCTGCTGAACGCTCCGACCTGAACACGGTACAGATTCTTCCGATTGACAGCAGCGGACGTTATATATTCATGCAGAACAGCCCAGCGGTTCTCATCAACATAGTACCACGGGCAGTATTTACCTGTCAGGTCATAGTGCCGCAGGACATTTCCAGCCGAGATATTGTACTTCTTCATAAGGTACTGTACCAGTTCGCGCAGAGCCGACATAGACGCTGTTTCAAATTCTCCGCTTGCCTTTGAATAGCAGACCTCGATATGCAGCGTTCCGGCGTTTTTGCCACTTGCGGCATAGGCTGTCTCGTTATCGGGAACAACACGGATTACCTTGCCGTTCAGTCCGACTATGTACTGCGTGCTCGTCCAGTTGTTCGGCTTATTAGGAAATCTTCCCGTTGCGACATTCGAATAAAACAGCGCCAACCTGTCCGCATCAGTTCCAGCCTGTCTGGTATAATGCACACATATGCGCTTCGGAGTTGACTTGCTTCCTGGGCGGTTATACTTATTAATAGGAATGAGCTTATCAATTATTTTCATCTTTATCCTCCATATCTGCGAGCACCGCACGGAGCTGTGCCGCTTCTTCCTCAAGCGCCTTGAGCCTGCTCTTGTCCTCGTCAGTGCCGACGCCTGCGACTATTGCCGCAAGCGGACGTATACGCTCCCGGTCAATCTCCGCGAATCTGCGGGATATCTCGGCTGCTCTGAGCCGGCTTTCCCGGGCAGCACGCTGCTCGTCATTTTCGCGCGGTTCGATGATTTCATCATAATTCTGCGACATATGCGTATCCTCCTTCTACTGCCTTGATGTCCGTTATGGTTCTCATGCTGGGGCGCAGGTCGAGCGGGTCGATGTCGTTTGTGGTTCTGACCTGGTAGAATCTCTGGCACTTCGCAAGCTCCGCAGCGTAGTCGGGCGGAACGAACGGCGTCGCCAGTGAACCGCCCTCCAGCTTCGCCCATGCGAGCTTCAGGGAGTTCCCGGCTTCGTTGCCCTTGTTGAACCCGATGGATACCGCTGATATGTACTCGCTGTCAGAAAGATCTACCGTCACACTGTTTATGCCAGCCTGAAGCCTGGGAGTATAGTAGCTGTCAACGTAGTCCCCGGCTGCGGTCACAGTGCGGATACGCGCGGCCCATACTCCGGTGACGTCCGCTGCCTTGAGAGATAGCGTGTACTTTCCGGGAGCCAGCGGGAATTCAATGTTTTGCCAGAACGCATGGGTATTTGAAGTCAGCGTTGCTGTAGCAGTCAGGCGGATTCCATTGGTTTCCGGAGCAGCTTTGCACTTATCAGTGGAGATGTACCACCTGTCCACGGTGTAGCCGGTGGAATACTCGTTCTGTCCTCGCTGATTTACCCGGAAATCCGGATTGTCAAGCTCATCAAGCTTTGTCTTATTGGCTGCGACATCGGCAGCGGGGACGAATTCCTTTTCAATGACCTCGGTGATCTGCTTGGTCTGGTCTGCGGTAAGCTCAATTCCGAGCTTCTGGAGAAGTACCTTTAACTTATCCATAAAATTCCTCCTTAAAAACAGGTAAAAAAATGTACCCTTAGTAAGGGTAGCATGACTATGTGGTATGTGCAGCTGCTGACGTATCGGGGCGGGTCACGCTGGTTGCAGCGCTGGCGCTTTCGCGTTGCGTCCGCGATCACCGCCGCCTGCTTCGCTTTGCAGTATCGGTTGTTCTGGATCATGGGAACTCCTTTCGTAAAATGGGTATAAAATTGCACCCCCATTGCTGGGAGTGCGGTAATTAGTTCTGAGTAAGATATTTCTCAATGTCTTTTTCTGATTTTATGCACACAACATCAGTCGGATAATCATTATACACGGTGATGTGGTTATCGTCTGCGACATACTCCTGCGTTCGAGAATCATCAACATCGTGTGAAGCACGTCCTTTTTTTATATTAGGAATCCGGCTTTCAAGAGCCTTACAAGCCCGGTTGAAATATTCGGTGCTGAAATTATAGCATATAGTGTAATTATACATAAACGCCCTCCTTACAGCTTGAATTTTTCGTTCACCTTTTTGTTGGACTTTGACGCTGTTTTCAGGATATCCTGAATAGCTTCGTCTCGGGTCATGCCCTTATCAGACATTTTTTTGTCTACCTGTTCTTCGAATGTCAGATTAGGGTGTGATTTATCCAGCCACTTTCTTTCGTCTTGGTTCAACATCAGGTCACGGGCATTGGTTCTGAACTGATTTCTCAAGGCGTGTGCCTGCCTTGCCTGATCCTCAATGGACTGATTTCGGTCAATCATATCTGGTATCTTTTTATCATAAAGAACATACCACTGTCTAGTTACCTTATCGCTAAGACTGCCGTTCAAATGCTTGATATCATCATAATCGCTGTTTATGACCTTTTCATTGAACTGGTGGCGAAGCTGTTTGTATTCGTCACTATTATTATACAGCATTTTCTTGAAATCGTCAATACTTGGAACAGCAGATTTATCCAAAGTGCTTGCGATAAGCTTGTATTCCTTTTTGATAGCAGCCACACCAGACCTTGCGGCAATGCTGCGATTGAAGCCGGTTACATAAGTACGTTCGTATTCTGTATACGAATCAGCCGCCTTGCAAAAGTCCTCATAGATGTATTTCTGGCGATTAAGGCGAATACTGGCTGTTGCAAATGCTTCCTCGTCCCCGGCAGCGTCGGCGACAATGCAGCGGTCTTTCTGCTTCCGCATGGCGCGCTCCATCTTCCTCATCTGCTGGGAAGCCTCGTAGGCTGTGTAAGTCCGCCCCTCATAAGTGAACGGCGGCTGGTCTATGTTCTGCAATTCCTCCTCGGTGTAGGTCGGCTCGGATACCCCGAGGATTATCGGGAATACATCATGGCGGCAGTTCGGCTCGCTTATGAGCGGCTTGATTATCCTCTCATACTGCTCCTGCGTGTACTGCCGCCCCTGATACACCGCATGGGACGGTCGCGAACCAGAGTGCGCCGACATCTCCCAGCCGTCCGCGCCCAGCTCCTCGCCGTTCTGCTCGGATATCCGGTGCGTGACATGCGCCACGCTAGTAAGGATTGCTCTCCGCGCCGCGACTTCGATACGGTCGGAGCGCCTGCTCTCATAATCTATGGTTCGCACGCCGCTCGCCGCAAGTTTATTGCAAGCCTGCCGGATCGCGGTCATGTAGTCCGTTGCTCCGGTCACGACCTTCATGTGCGCGGAATCCATCTCCCGGCGGTACATATCAGTCATGGACAGGTAATACACGCGCCCGAGGAAGTCGTGGTCGGCGAACCCCATCGTGTTTGTGAGGTTCTCGCACTTTCCGGCGGTTTCCGCTATCTGCGCGGAAATGAGCTTCTGGAGCTGTGCGTTTTCTTCCAGCGGAACAGCCGCGCCCTTGTCGGCTCCAAGCATTTTCCGGTCGAACTCGTCGGACTGTGCCGCAGCCTCACGGATAAGCCGGTTGATCTCCGCAGCGGAACTGCCGTTTATCTCGGCGATTTTCGCGGCGATTTCGTCCGTGGAAAGTCCAAGGCTCCGCGCTCGGTAAAGCTGGTATTCAGCCGTATCGGTTATTTGTGCGCCCTTTGCAATGCGCCGGGCTATGTCCCGGAGGATAAACTCGGAAAGCTGGTCGTAAAGATCGGTCAGCTCCTGCGGCAGATTCTGAAGCTGTTCCGGAGTGAGCATTTACTCACCCCCAAAGGCTTCAGTCATAGGCGGGAGCATTTCGCGCGCACGCTCCGGAGGAACGCCGAAGTACCATGCGTTGAAATCCTCGGCTTTGAGCAGTCCCGCCTGAACCATCTGGAAGCGGCGGTTAAACTCAGTGCCAGTGTCCTCAAACACACTGTCGCCGAACTCTATCGCGCACTCGCCGTCCTCGCAGTCAACGCCGTAGAACCGTGCTAATGTCACAATTATCTGACTGAGCGCCTGCAGTACCGGGCGCAGCTGCCGCTGAATCTGGCAGACCGTGTTGTATGTAGTTCTGTCCTCGGACAGCACCTGCGTTGCGGTGACAAGTCCTTTCTGCGTATCGAACGAGAACGTCCCGGAACTTACGCCTATCTGAGTTTCGTAGAACCGCAGTTCCTTGTTGATTTTGGCGCTGTGTTCGGTCTCGCGAATCTGCGGAGCGTAGGTCATTATCTGCTGTTCCACCGTGGATTCACCATCACCCTTGAAACCCACAAAATAATCGTCCGGAATGCCCTCGTTCCCACGGAGCACGGTGCTGTCCGCAAAGACTTTCGCCGACATCTTCTTGAATTCCGCGCAATACTCGGAATGTGCCTCGTCTATCTCGTGAAGCGTGCCGAGGGAGTTAGCGAAAATGCTTATCGGCAGTTCGCTGTCGAGGTCGATGTTGTTCGCGTAGGGCGTGCGGAATGTCGCTATCATCGGGATAGTCGAGGGAATCTGTCCCTCCGGAAGCAGAACCGCCCACTTCGGCACGGTCGCAAGTTCCACGTCGTGCTTTGTGCCGTAGATGTACGCCGTGTTCCGGACGGTATGCACGCCGTTCCGGAATATGTGATGTTCCCGGCGCTCGTAGATTTTTCCGTGGTACCGGATTCGCTCGAAAAATACGCCCTCGGTGATGTGCCCGTTCTCGTCCAGAGCCATAGGCAGGAAGTCACGGCTGGTGCCGGAATCGAAGAACATTTCGCCGGACTGCACGAAATACGGTTTAATCACCGTGTAGCCGCCGACAAGGGTCTGCTGAACTATCCTGTCGAGGTTCGGCAGGAGATTCTTCTGGACATGCTTGTTCAGCTCCTCGTCCGCGACTTCGAACTTGATTTCCCCGGTGACGAGCTGCGCCAGATACGCGGTAGAAGTATAAGCCACCGGCAGCGGCTTGAAATTCTTGTGGGTCTGCGTGAACGGAAGCTGTCCCTGAAACGCGTCCCACCAGAGGGAAGTCGCGGAGCGCATGGTCGAGCTTACCGCCGAGTCTGTAATATTAAAGTCGTCCACGTCCGTTCCTCCTTTCCCTTTAAATAAGCCTTTAAGCGCGTTTAAAACGTTCATTAATCTCTCCTTATAAGCCGCGGAATGTATCTTTCAAAACTGTATTCGAACGCGTCCAGCGTATCAATATCCGAGGTGCCGTTATCCAGCCGGATATCCTCGCCGACAACCTTGTCGTCGTACACCGCGCCCTGGAACGCGTCCCGCAGCGTTTCGCAATCCGAAGTCATGAGAAACCGTTCGCCGCCCATGAGCATGGTCGTTGCGCGGATACGGTCGATTATCGGGCGTTTCATGGAGTTCTTCACAGTCAGGTCGAGCGGCTTTATGTATTCCCGCAAGCCTGAAATCAGCGTCTGCTCGGCGCTGTCGGCGTAGATGTCCTCGATCCTGCCGAAATCCCGCTGAACGTCCTCGCAGAACTCGTAGATACGCTTGTATATCTGCTGCGGAGTAAGTCCAGTAGCGGGGACGCGCTCGCTCCGCAGGGCGACGAGCTTTTCGTAATTGTAGGTCATTCCGGTCGCGACCATAGCATGAGCCGAGCCGTTGCCGCCCCAGTCCACGCCGACATTTATCATGTCCAGACGTGGGAGCGGTTCCGGCGCTGCGAACGCGGGAATATTGTCCGAGAATACCCGGTAAATAGCGCCCGCCGCGACTACCCACTTTCCGAGAATGAACCGGTCGTAGAACACTCCGGTGTACTCCTTTTTCAGCGCGGAAACGTAGTCGGCGGGAAGCGTTGTATTATCGTCAATGCCGAAAAAGATGTTCAGCAGGTCGTCCGCAAGACCTTCGTTGTCGAGGTACTTTTTCTTTAGCCAGTGGGTAGGCGTGTCCGGGTTTGTGGTCGCGAACAGCTTTGCGCCGGGCGCAGACAAACGTGACAGCAGCATGACGAAGAAATCCTCTGGGAACAGCGTAAGCTCGTCGCAGTAAGCGCCGCCCAGCGTGATTCCTCGGATCTTATTCTCGGAGCGCGCGTCGTTCGCGCCCTCCAGCATTATCTTCCGTCCAAAAAGAACGCCCTCCTTTGCGGAGAGCGAGAATGTGAAGTTCCTTTCGCCGATAAGCTCCTGAAGCGGCAGCAGGCAGTTGCGCTTGAGAGTCTGGAGCGACTTCGCGGTCATCATGTACAGATAGTCGCGCGGGCGGGAAGCCACCCACAGCGCCCAGAGGATAAGCGATATCCATGTCTTGCCCGAACGCACCGAACCCTGTAAAACGGTCAGGCGCGGAAGTTTGTTCTGCTTGAACAGCCGCATGAGGTCGTTCTGCTTTTTCGTGAATGTGACTTTACCCATTTTTCAGTGCCTCCAGAATATCCGCCAGCGCGCCGTCAGCATTGCCCGAACCGCCGCCGTTTCGGCTGTAATCCTCGCCCTTTTTATTAATAAGGTAGAATTCAATAGCTGGCTGGGACGGCGGAATGTGGCGTTCCTTTGTTTCCACGGTCTTTACGCCGTTCACATATTTAATAGTGCGGTCGGTGACAGTGTAGCCGGTCGCCGCGCGCAGGAGCGCCTGCTCCACCTCGGCGGTCAGCAGCTCGCTATTCTGGGACAGGAGTTCGTTCAGACCGCCGCAGCGGGATTTTATCTCGGCTATCTTCTTAGCGCGCTTAGCCTCGTTATTTGTGGACAAGTAAGCCTCCACAAGCTGCTGCACTGCGGAGGTCTGGTCTGTGCTGTTTTTTTCGCGCTCGGCAATGGCAGCGCCGAGGGCTGCTATGCTCTTTTTCTTCCTGCTCATGCTGTCACCTCTTTCACATATGTTTAAATGCGCTTAATTTGCGTTTAAATTCGCGATTTGCCCAAGGGCGGTGAAACTATCCTCTGAAATGTGCGCGGCGCTCACAGACGATTTTAGGCGGGTACTTTAAACACCCGCCCGAAATCATGATGATATAGCTTCGCCCTGTCCGTTCGGAACATGTTCCGCAGATATCAGGGAATATTCTTCGCAGTTCCGGAGCTTATCAACGGAACCGCAGGCTGACTTTCTATCTCGCAGCCGAGGATAACCTCGTAGTGCCTGCCGTAGATCGTAACGTCCGCCACAGCGCGTTTACCGCGCCGGTTAAATCGGATTATCTTATGCTGGAAGCGTTTCAGGAAGCCGTCCATGATGTGCAGCGCGCCGCCCGAAACGTAGCCGCGGCTTATTCCCAGCGCGTGACCGTCATTGCAGAGGAATCTGATATATTCCTCCTCGGTCTGGCTGAGCTGCGAGCGGCTGAGTATCCGCAGCGTTCCATAGCAGAACTTGACCGCCTGCCAGATGTCCGGGGTCAGCTCCGCGTCGAGGAACACATATCCGCTGAACAGCAGCACTTCGCGCTGTACCCACCTGCGGCGGTGGCGCTCCTGAACCAGCCGGCGTGGAGCATACGCCGTGATGTTCTTTTCGGCAAGCTGCCGGACGACCGTCATTTCCTTGCCGGACTGACAATATATAACGTACATTATTCCTCCTGCGATTTGCTGTTGATGAACTGCACCAGCGAGCGGTACAGTTCCGGATTTTCCTTTGCCATAGCGTCGAAAATATCCTCTTTAAAGCTTTCGAACGCCACATTTTTCAGGTTCGCCGTCTTGATATCCGTGGAATTTTTCAGGCTTACCGCCCTGATCAGCGCCGTTGCCTTTTCGATGAGCTTGAGCGGGTCGGCTTCCTTGAGGGCAATTTCGTCCATCTGCTGGACTGCCTGCAATACCTTGTGGGATATCAGCCGGGCGATTCCCTCGGTGGTGTCGAGCTGCGGGAATTTCTGCATTTCCTCGGTCAGAGCGCGCATATTCTCGCTTGCAAGGCGAATCTCCTGAACGCTGGCGTTCAGCCCCTGCGCGTACCGGCAGACAGCCGCCTCAGACAGCGTGACGTTCGCGGTGTCCCGTACGAAATCGCAGACGTCCCGGTAGGTGTAATCTCCGAGGATCATCTGCTCGACTGCTTCCTTGATGTCAGACGGCAGCTTGTCTATCTTGCTATGCTTACGTTTCATGACTCACCGCCTTATGCACGGGTCGGAAATCTTGCCGTTCAGGAACGCAATGCCCTTTGCAGTAAGCTTAGCCTCAAGGCTGTGCAGTTCTGCGTCGGCGAGGTCGGCTACTTCATTGTGGAACTCCACGTCACGGAGCTTTATGTAGCCGCCCTCGTTCAGATAATTCACGCAGTCAGCTATCTCCGGAGCGCTCACATCGACCTCCAGACCGTATTCCAGCTCACGTATGCGGACGTATTTTGTCCGCAGCGTATTTATAGCCCGAAGCACCCGGGCGTTGTTGTCGCAGAATTTCTCGCGGTGTACTCTTTCCATGTCCATCTATATCACTCCCTTTTGAGATCGTCAATCTTTGTTTCGAGCCGCGTCATGGTGCGGATAAAATCGGAGTTCCGCACGGTATTCTCCTTGAGGAAATCTATGTTGTTCTCGATTTTCTCGATGGATTTTTTCAGCTCGTTAAGCTCGGATTTGCTGGCGTACTTTTCGTCGGCGCTTTCAAGCTTGTCTTTGAGTTCATCAACATCGGAGCGGCTTGCGCGGCTGGCAAGCTTGTTTTTAAGCTCCTCTACATCGGAGTGGCTCGCACGGCTGTCCAGCTTATCAAAACTGCGCTTGAGGAAGAACGTTATCGCGCCCATGCCGACGGTAAGTATCATATTATAGATTGTGTCGAAATCCACGGTATCACCTCTTTAAAATGTTATTTTTGCTACGCATATTATACTATAAAAATGTATCTTTGTAAAAAGCGAAATCACAAAGCGAAACGACATAAAAAAACGGCTCACCGCGTTTGCGATGAGCCATAAATCACTTTGAAAGCCGTCTTACCTCCGACACCGGAAGCTCCAGTTCCCGGGCTATCTGCTCCGGAGTGTCGCCGTTCTGCCGCCTTGACCGGATATATGTAGAAATTTCCGGGGACGACACCAGCGATCGCGCTTTCGGTATCCAGATCTGTGAACCGCCGAATGTATCCACCAGCGCCTGGTAGTTCTCCAGCCCGATGATGTCCGCCACCTCCTGCTGATCGGCGTTAAGGTGGCTCTTCTTTACCAGCATTGCAAGTCCCATGCTTATCACTCCTTTTCAGTTTATTCTGCTCTGAGCGGAGTATCCGCTTGAGCATTTCAATTATCTCCGACCCCTCCACCCGGGTTACACGGCTGAAAATATCCCTGTCCGGGCGTATTTCTCTGCCGGTCACCTTGGATATTACACCCCTCAGCCGTTCCCGGGGCTTGATGTCCGACGGAGAAATCTCGGCTATCCGGTACATCAGCTTGAAGCACATATTCTGCTGTTCCTCTGTAATGAGTTCCGGCTTCGGCGCGACCTGCGAGCGGTATTCCTCCAGCCGCCTGATGATGAAATCCGCCTGCTGCTCGGTCAGTTCCGAGATGTGGTCTTTAAGCGAAAACTGCTTTACCCAAAGATGGAGGTTGTCGTCGTTCCCGGCGCTCCGGTCGAGCAGTCCGGCGGCAGCGCCGAGGGCATATATCCGCCGGATCTGTTCCTTGGTAGCCATCAGGTCACCGCGATCTTGGTGGAACTGTCCACCGCAACGCCGAGATTGATACAGCGGAGCAGCCGTGCTTCGTCTGCGCCGGACATCTCCGCAATGCCCCGGAACGTCTGCCAGACCGCCGCCTCGGCGTACAGGTAAGCGTAATCTCCCGCGTCCTGCTCCGAGAATCCGCCGATTTTCATGAGGTTGTCGCGGTCAGTCTCAAACTTCGCACCTTTGAGTTTCTTCGCAAGCGCGGATTTCGCCTTATCTCCGCAGGGGAGCTGTGCAATTATCTCCTCCGGCGTTGACCTGGTGTAATTCCCGGTGAACATTCCGATGAGCATGCGCTCAATATCCTTGTTCTTCGGCTTGACCTCGGTTTTGACGGCTTCCTCAAAGATATCCGGAAACATCGCCCCCAGCGTTTCTTTAAGGTAATGCGGGTAAACTATTGTCAGCGCCTGCGCCTCGGTGTAGGTGACTGCCGCCTGAGAATCCGGATCGGCGTACACGGTGGACTTGAACTTTGTGTCAACTACATCATCACCGCCGCGCTCCAGAAAATACGCTTCAAGCTCTTTGCGGCGGTCGTTGAGCTTTGCGATATCCGCCTTGATACGGCTGAGTTCACGAACCTTGTCAATTATATCACTCATCTGCCGTTACCTCCTGATAAAGCTTTGTGGCGCACAGCGGACAGCAGAATATACCTCCGAACTGCTTGACCTTTTCCGCACCGCCGCAGAAACGGCAGGTATCAACATGTTTTGTGATGATGAGTTTCCCGTCAGCCGAGGCGGTAAGGTCGACCGCAGTTCCGGCGTCAAGGTCGAGGTGCTCCGCCATGTCGCGCGGGATAGTCAGTCCGCGGGACTTGGTAAGCTTTTTAAATTTAATTTCCATGCTGTTTTATCCTCCTTTAAATGATGTTTAAGTAGTGTCATCCACGCCGAGCAGCGCCATCATATCGTCGAACCCCTGACGCGCGCCGTGTTTCCGGCGGGAAACGCCCCGGAACTCCACCGGAAAACACTTCTCAAGCACGCGGTCGTATATCCGCGCGTATCGCATGTCTGCGGGATTTTTCAGTTCTTCCAGCGTGAGATTCGTGGTGTAGATCACCGGCAGTCCCGCGCGGTAGCGGCTGTCCACGATGTTGTAGACCTGCTCCAGAGCGTAATCAGTGGAGCGCTCCGCGCCCAGGTCGTCGAGGATAAGCAGGTCTATCGCCGACAGGCGGCTGCAAAGGTCGCTTATACCGTTTTCGATGAGCTTGACAAGCGAGGTCATAACGACCGACACTCCCTGCGCCAATAGTTCGTTCGCAATGCACGCTGCCGTGTAGGTCTTGCCAGTACCCACGCCGCCGAACAGCAGCAGACCGCGGTTGTCCTGCTTCATCTGCTGGAATTTCGCGGCGTATCTGCGGCATATCTCCACGCTGCGGGCGTTCTCGCCTGACTTGTCAGCAGTAGTGAACCGCACCGCCGACAGTGAGTTGTCCATAAGCGACAGCCGGCGAAGCTCGTTAGCACGCATGTTCGCCAGGATAGATTCGCTGCGTTTCTTTTCTTCCTCTTTGGCGCGGGTCATGCATTCGCACCAGACCGGCACGATTATCTCCTCGCCGCTGACCTCAATGCGGCTGCGCTTAAAGCCGCCGCACTTTCCGCAGCGGAGCAGACCGTCCTCGTCGATGTAGTCGCCCTCCAGCGGGGGATTGCTCTGCATGTGCGCCGCTGCCAGCGATTTCACGAATGCCGCGCCGTTCACCTTATCCATAGTCGTCAAACGGATTGCCTGACATCGGCGGCGCTGACGGCGCGGGCGCTGGAACGCTGTCCGAATACTGCCCCTCGGCGACCTTTACGAGGTTGCCCGGCTGCATTATCCAGTCGAAGCTTGCCCGCCAGCCGCGGGAGTTCCGCCCGCAGAGGAATGCGCTCTGAGCGGCTGTCCGGAACACCTGTTCCAGATCGTAGCCATCCTTCTGAGCCTTGAAGATAGCGCGCTTGCGCTTGTCGGTCAGCCGCGTCGCCGGGGGAAGCTTCGAGCATATCCGGTTGAAACAGTCGAGAACCGCCTTGTAGTCGTGCGTGGGCGGGTTCTTCAGCTCTTTCAGGAACGCCTGAAGTTCTTTCCACTGCGATGGGGTCAGCTCTATGTCCGTGGAACGGTCGTTATCATAGTCGTAAAGCTTGAATTTCATGCAATCACTCTCCTTTCTGCCGGGTGTACCCAGCGTAATCCCTGCTCTGCGTTCGCACGGGCTTGCAACCGTTTCCGCTGCCGGAAGCCGCATTAAGGCGGGGGACTATGCCCCCGGGTATACATCTAACATTTAATAAGTCTTATAGACTGATTGTTGCGGATAAAGTGTGCTTTCATTCGTGAAAAACTTCCCCAGAATGGTGAATATGCGGTGTATGCCGCCATTTGTGTTATGCTTTCCCGTCTGGCTTTCGAAACTTTTTTCAGCTTTTGCTTGTCAGCCGCAGAAAGGCACGAATGCTTTGACGGATAATAAAACCTGCTGCGAATATCACAGTCGTTGACGCAAGTGTATAATGCACATTTCTTGTTTACATACACCGTCAGCACATATTTTAGTTTCTTTTCAGGCTGAACCGCGATATCAACGGTGTATCCGTCTATCATAAATTTCGCGTGTCCATACGGTCTAGACAGGGATTTCTCGACTTTCTCCCATTCTTCATCTGTCATGGTCATCACCCCGTTCCACAAGGTAAGTAGCCCTCATATCCGCCATATGGAGCAGAACCGCCAGAGGATACTTCTCATAAGCGGCATTCAGTCCCCGGTCGCCGCCTCGGAACGCATTATCGAATGCTCCCATGTGCCAGCGGATAGCTGCGGCTTCCTCGTCCGACAGCTTGATAAACTTGCTTGCAAGGTACAGCGATTTTTCACCGTGGCCCAGCGGCAGCTCGTCCTCGAAAACATAGACCTGCTTCTCGACCCACGCGCCGTTCTCCTTGACGTTCCGCTTTTCCGTTCGGTAGCAGTTCGCCTTGCAGATGTCGTGCAGCAGCGCAACGATGATGATAGTTTCAGACGGATAAACCTTGCTGTTCGGGTCGAGATTGAGTTCAGCGCAAACATTTATGCTGTGCATAAGCAGTCCGCTCTCGAATGCCCCGTGATATTTTGCGCTTGCCGGGGCAGTAAAGAAGTCTGTCTCCTCCTGAAGATAGAGGATAAGCTCCTCGATACCGTCCCTGTTCGTCGTGCGAAGCAACTCTACAAAATCGTCCGCTAATTTTTTCTGTGCTTCCTTGTCCATAAAAATCCTCCTTATATTTTTCCTTGCTCTGCGTTATCGGGCTTGCAACCGTTTCCGTTACCGGAAGCCGCATTAAGGTCAGCCAGAGCGTAAGCAGTGGCTGAAAAAACCTCTATCATATAACACTCAAAGGCTGAATCTCTGCAAATCTGCATTGTAAAGCCATTCGCAGGCTCTTTCTGAATCGAACGGGCTATTCATTCTCTAAAAACCTCTGCACCTCGGACTGCCGTTCCGCACGTCCGATCCGTATGCCCTTGCACACGCCCTCATGGTACGACCGGCGGTCAACGGCTTTTCGCAGGTGCTTGTAGCAGGCGGAATATCCGAGCAGAGCCGCCGCAACCAGCGCTGCGAGCATGAATATCAGTCCAAGAAGCCGGCAGGGCAGCAGTCCCAGTGAAAGCGCGTTAGCGAGCGCCATCAGCTCAACGCCGCCGAGGAACGCAAGCATATATTCGATTTTCATTTCAGTAATTCCTTTCTTATCCGCTTGATGTTGCCGCTTATCTTGTGTTCCAGCACCAGCTCGTCCGGGGTGTCCTTGCAGACGAGCCAGTTTTCCGGATTCAGCCGAACGGAAGCAATGCTCTGCTTCTGGCGGCGAGTGGGGTTCTTTCCGCGTTTCATACCCGCACCGCCTTTTCCGCGCCCTTGAGGTCAAGGTGCATCATCTTCGCCATGCGGACTATCCCATTAAAGTCGTAGTCGCCGGAGTCAAAGGCGTTCCCGAACAGCCGGACTGCTCCGCGAATTCCCTCGGCGGTCTGGGCTACCTTGTAGAGGAGCGTCAGCTCCTGCTCCCTGCCTTCAAGCACCGGGAACAGCATTTTGATGTCCTCGGGCTGAACGTCCCCGGTGCTTATCTGCTGCCGCTGCCATGCGCGGTTCGCGACCTGACGGTACTGCTCCCGGGACTTGCCCTCGATTTTCTCCCGTATCCCCTGATTCCCGACCAGAACAACGCCGAGGGTCTGGCGGCGCTCTGCGAAGAAGTCTGCAAATGAACGCAGCGTTTCGATACTGCCGTAGGTCAGAAGCTGCGCTTCGTCCACTGCAACGACCATTCCGTCGTGTAGCTTCGCCGCAATGCTCATCCACAGGTCGTCCCGGGACTGTGTGACCGGAACTCCCAGGTTCAGAGCCAGCAGTTTCAGCACTGCCTTTGTGCTCTTGGTGCAGGGATTTATCGTTATCATCACGCTGTCGTGTGGGTGATCCTCTATGTACTTGTGGAGCGCCTTCGTCTTGCCGACTCCCGCGTCCCCGGTCACGAACGCGAACCCGCCCTTGAGCTGTGTGTTCCGCACTGTCTTGTAAACCAGTGTAGAAATCGAGGTCGGCGCGTATTCTACCTCGCTGTAGGTCTCGGAAGCCGCCGCCTTGTTCTCAAAGTAGGCGTATATCTTCTCGAACTGATTGTCCCAGTTCCCGGCGTAGTACCCCTTGCGTATCTGCGACAGCGCCGAGCCGGTTATTCCTATGCGCTCGCAGAGCTTCGCTTCGGAGATTCCAAGCTCCGCGGCGGTCGTTGTTATCTTTTCGAGGGCTTCGCGCTGCTTCGGCGTAAGCTCCCTGATGATTTTCTGTTCTGCCATGATGTCAGTCCTTTCTGCGGCTCGCCGCCGCTGCGTTTAACTTATCCAGAATATCAATATTGACGGAGATCTCGCTGATATCCCCAAGCGCCGGGGATTTCTCCAGCTTCTCCTCAGAGAATACCGGGACGAATTTCGCAGGCTTTTTGAATACCATGTCCTTGCTGCCCTCGACGGAGTTCTTGACCATAGCGGCAAAGATGTCGATACGCTTGTCTGCGTCCACGCTGTCGAGGATTCCGCGACCGTATTCCCGGACGAGCTTCTTGCTCTCGGCGATCTGCTTCTCGGCGGTGGCGATATCTTCACGGTGGTTGGTAAGGTAGTCAACAAGGAGATCGTCGTCCAGACTCCAAGTCCAGAGGTACTTGTCAGTAGCCATGTCGTACACGCGAACCGAGCGAATATCCGCCGGATCGTAGCGGACGTACACCTTTTCACCTATGTGGAGAACGGTGTCCGCGCCGCGGTACCACAGCTTTTCTCCGGCGAAGTTGATGTACACGCCGTTGCGGTTGACTGCCTGCGGCTTGCTGACGCGTTTGAGCAGCATTGAGAGGTTAGCTTCGTCCGCTGTGCGGAATACGGTGTCCTGTATGCTGCTGTTCCAGACCTCGAACCGCCTCATTCCCTTGTAGCGGCGTTCCTTGCCACCATATGGAGCGGCGTTGAAACAGCCGTCGATGTAGGAATCCAGCGCTATCCGTATCTGTTCTTCCTCTGGAATAATTCCGTGCTTCAGCTTGTATTTCAGGCTTTCCGGGCGTTCCAGAATCGTGCCGCCGCAAAATGTGGGAATGCAGCGCGAAAACTGATTCTTGAAAGTGCAGAACGTGCGCTCGATGGGCTTCGCCTTTGCGTTCCGGACGATAGCGTTGTGCATTTCGATTCCGAGGAACTGCAAGATGTTCGGCGGCAGAGGATCCTTGTTCCAGTCTTTCCGGCGGCGGTGTCCGCGTCCACCGATATCCGATACAAGGAACTCGGAACCGTTGTCGAAGTAGACTGCTTTCGGAACTCCGCACCTCAGTATTCCATGCCGGAGCGCCAGCAGCGTGCTGTCGCCGGAGGGCGCGTATGTGAGATTCCAGCCCATCATAGCGCCGGATTTCGCGTCAAGGAACGCTGTGAGGTACAGTCGGCGAACCTTGCCGTCCTTTCCTGCGGTGAAGAAATCAAAGGTGTGGTTATCCGCTATCCAGACATCGTTTGCGTGGAGGTCGTCGTAAAGTCGCTCGACATACGGCAGGCACTTGTCTGAGAACGCCTTGTCGCCGTTGCGGAAGTACATTCGCACCGCATACGGTATATCTTCGGCTCTGCGGCGAAACGTGCGCTCTGACGGCATATCCGGCAGACTTTCCGGGTAATGCTCCTGCACCCAGTCCCGGGTGAATTTGTAGCAGCTCGTTATCGGAAGGCACTGCTGATCGAGGTAGAACCAGCTGAACGCGTTCAGCATGAACTCCGGAACGACGGTCGTTCCCTTGTTGCTGCCGCCCCTCTTGTCGATAAGCCCGGAAATGTCCGAGTTCCGGTAAGCCTTGAGCCTGCGGTAGAGGATATCAGTGCTTATCTCCAGGTCAGGGTATTTCAGCCGCGCCGCCTGGACGTACATCTCGTCGATCTCGCCCTTGCTGTACTGCTCGTAGCTGTCCCGGATAGTGAGCCAGTCCTTGATGATTCCTGTCCAGAGATACAGCTCGCTGCGCTGCTTATCCGTAAGATCGTCCAGGGTAAGGCGGTTTTCAGCTGGTTTTAACGGCGCTTTAACCGCCTTTTTAATTGGCTCCAAGCCCAGCGAGCGGCGCTGCTGATTTTCCCATTTAAGCTGTAAGTCCTGCGGCAGTGCTGTCAGGGGAATTATGTATTCGGTGCGGTTGTTCGCAGCGTTTGCTTTAACTTCAGCGCTGATTTTTCCGTCTTTAACGCATTTCTGAACATACTGTAAACTGCACCCTTTTAACTGAGCAGTCTGGGCTGTCGTTAAATAGGTCAAAGCAATTTCTCCTTTCTGTAAGAATTTTACTTGACAAAAGCACTAGGCTCTGATATACTTTAGACGGAGCCTTAGGGTCAAACAGAAACGATATTCCGTGCAAAGAGTAGTCGTTTCTGCCGAGGCTCTATTTTTTATGCTCCGACCTGCCATCATCAGCGCAGGGCGGTCATTCCCTGCGGACGAACAACCCGCTGCCGGGCTGCTCGTTTCGGCTGTTTTCATCTACTTGGTTACTTTTTTGATTTTAACGTGGACAACTCTGTGTCCTCGTCCGCTAAAATTCTGAGTTAATAGCGGTTCCTTTTCTGACTTTGACTCGTCTTTGAGCTTTGAAAGATGTTCAGAGATAGCTGATGAAATTTTAGTAGTTTCTTCAAAATCAAAATCAGAAATATAGTCGATTTTGGAATCGTCGCTTTCCTCCTGCGGAGCTGCTTTCTTTCCGACCAGCTTTTCGTGTTCTGCGACCATGTCCTCAACCAGAGCAGAGGCATTGCCCATTGCCTCCTGTATCTCGTCCAGAACGCTTCTGCAGGATTCCACGCGTTCCTTTGCACCATCAAGGTACCAGTTGAAACTGTCAATCTTTTCTGCTGCGTTGTCCTCAATGATGTTTATGGGGGCGTTATCCTCAAACCACGGGAAAGCCTTAGTGCAGAAATCCCACTCGGCGTCCTCCTTGTTCGGCAGGTACTTGCCGTCGTACACATCGTTGCCGTTCTCGGCGGTATGCCATACAACGTAGGGGTCAGGGGCGGTCTTGGAATGAGCAAGAATCATTCCGTTAGCTACCATCAGGACGGTGTAGCCCTGGATTATGTCGTTGTTTCTTATCATGGTGTACTCCTGTTCTGTTTTGCAATCGATTGCAAAACTCTTAAAAATCTGTGTTTATATTGTCGTAAGGACTGCACATTTCGTCTATCATATGCTTATCAGAGTTGGAATAACAGCTATTGTAAAGACTGACAGTCCTAGGACGGCGTGTTTGTTTCCGTCTCTCGTTGGAAAGCGTTGATTCCATATTGCGAAATGCAATGTAAGAAAACGGCACCTCTTTAAGGTCTGGTCTGAGAAAACGAATTTTGACTGCACGGAGATATCCGAAAACCACAGTATCATACCATTCATCAAACGATAACCTCTTGATTCTGAGAAATTTCCATATTTCAGAATGGTTGATTTCTGCGAACTCGCGCTCTTCATCAGTCAAAGGTTCTGAATAGTCTATTTTCGCACCATTTTTTCCTTGAGGAATAAGCGCGATTTCAATACCTGTTTTCTCTGCAATTTTTTTCCGTGCAACAGGTGACGGCTTGCTCCTGCCGTGTTCATAGCCTATGATAGTATCGTAAGACAGCCCGACTAACGAAGCAAATGCCTTTTGTGTAAGCCCATTCTTTTTTCGGTAGTCTTTGAGCAGATTAGAAAAATCTGATTTACTTTCCATATTGCTCGCCTCAGTCTACAAAGGTGTTGCGTTCGAAGTCGAATACTCCGAAATACTCGTCGTTCAGGTAAACGTTCGCCCTGTTCTGGGTGGGGCAGGTGATCTGCAGTTCGCGGATCCGGCGATAGCCAAGCTTCTCCAGAGCGGCGGTAACTGCTGCGGTCATTTGGTTCATGCTCATGGTATCACTCCTTTCGCCACCGGACGCGCTGTACTCTGGCAACGTCCTTATTCTTATGGAGTATCCTTGCGGCAGTCAGACCGTTTGTTTTCACGGATACTCTCATCACGTTCCCGACTATGTCAGTCATTCTCCAGCCTTCGCGTACAGCTCCGTGCATTGTCTTTCCGTTGTAAACATGCACCTCATACTTCTTGGTCTGAGCTTCGAGCCGTTCGCCGGAAAAATCCTCGAAACCATATCCGAAAACTGTGCCGTCCGGACGGTAATCCTTGTACTCAGCTTCGTAGTAATCGTCTCCGATCTTTCTGAGCCTGCCGTAAATGCGAATGGGTTTATTCATGAAACAGCCCTCCCTATCATTTCGTCTACCGAGCAGTGGAAGAAATCTGCGGCAGCGACTACTATTTTGAGCGACGGCACCTTGTATCCGCTCTCAAAACTTGCTATATTCTGCTGTGTCGTTCCGATTCGCTCGGCAACTTCCGCCTGCGTAAGACCTTTTTCTTCGCGTTTACGCTTTAAAATATTGCTAAACAGCATTTTAAAACCTCCTTACTGTTGATTTTTTAGCCACGTTGTGGTAAAATGTATTCGGGGCAGTATGCCCTTGCATACCCCTGTCGGGGTATATACACATTATAATTCTAAAAATCAGAATTGTTAATAGATAAAATTCCGAATTTTAGAATTTAGGCGTTTTATACAAAAGGAGTGTGGCTTTTTTGTTTTACGACCAACTGAATAAACTATGTAAGGAGAATAACACAACTCCTACAGCTTTCATTACAGATAAATTAGGGTTAAGCTCATCTAAGATAACCGCTTGGAAAGGGGGGGCAATTCCGAAATACGGAATTTTACAGAAAATATCAGAATATTTCAAGGTTCCGGTAAGCTATCTTTTTTCCGAAGATAATGATGTAGTAAAGCCTTGCTTAGAAGAACGAGAGATTGAACTAATTTCTTTGTTCAAACAACTAGATGAATACGATAAAGGAAAAGTCTTCAGCAAAGCAGAAACTCTCGCAGAGCTTGCCGCCGAACGGGTTGCTGAACAGAAAAAAGAGAATAAAACTGAGCAGAACGATGTTATAGATAAATGCTTGCCCCTGAACGGTACTTGTGACAAAACATACTACAACCGTGCTGCTTGTGCTGGAACAGGATTATACCTTGACGAAGCAAGCGCTGAAACAATAACCGTCCGCAGCACTCCGGAAGCACTAGCTGCTGACTTTGCTATTCCTATATCCGGCGATAGCATGGAGGATGAATATCATGACGGTGATATCGTTTTGGTGGAATCCTGCCCGTGTGTTCGCAAAGGAGAGGTCGGTATTTTCTTAATTGACGGAGATGTTTGCATTAAGGAATACAGGGGAAGATTCCTAACTTCCTACAATTCCAAGTATTCTCCAGTAGACCTCAGCAAGCACGAAAGTGTGTTTTGCCTTGGAAGAGTAATAGGAATTGCAGAACCCATTGTTTAAAAAAGAGGTTTTTTATGAACGGATACGATGAGACTAAATATATCAGTTGCAAGGGATGCGGTTGCGAAATAGAAGCTGATCAGCGTAAATACCCCTATTGCAAAACCATAAATTTGTCAGCACCAAAGAAAAATTCAAATAAGCTGTTGGTTATTGTTCCGACAGCGCTTTTGGTTATTGCTGCTGTGGTGGTATTTCTGATTACTTCTCATGCCGGAGGAAATGATAACATTCTCAATCCGGATAAAATCAAAATATTCACTGTTCTCAACGATTCTGGAACAAAATCTATAGGAACCAGAGCCGAACTCACAATTGATAAGGACTCCGCCAAGAGCCTGTCCGCTCAGGAATTTAACTCATTCATTGAAATCGAAGTTTCAGGGAGTGAGTATAATTGGTTTACCATTGATTTTAGCGATGGGACAGGCATTGTTTTCGCAGGCTGCGACATTACATTGTCTACATATGGAAAGATTGATGACGAAGGAATGCTTGAATCATCAATTGGCTGTATTAAAAGGGTGCAGTCCAGAGATACTGTGTTATTTGATTACACTCCATTATCTTGAATTGGCAATTATATTTTTAATAGTATAAAAAATTGCACAAAAAACGGCGCGGATTAAATGTTTCTGCGCCATTTTTTCGTGTCAGCCAACAAGTTGGTTGATAGGGCTTGTTTTGTTGGTTGAGTTGGTTGCTACAATTTACACAATATGTATTAATTATACATATAGTTTAAAATGCATTTAAACTGCATTGATAGCTTTAAACCGTATTATACCGCCGTTTAAACATTTCTTTTAAACTCTTTAAACGCCCCGTAAACTTTTCCAGCCGCTCCCTTGTTTCGTGCATTTAACAGCAAAAAAGCGCCGAAAGTGATTGACAACCACTCTCGGCACTTTTTCTATTCACTTGCATTCCTTTACACTCACAAACGGCTCTATTACGCCATTTCTCCCGGTCATTGACGGGTTCTTTCGGTTTCTTCCACCTTATTTCGCGTCCCCTTGTTTCCTTGTCAATTAACAATTATCTGCGTCAGCAATGGAACATTTTCTGTTATTCCTTTTGTGAAGTAGCGCTGATTTTCAAACATTTGTACACCTCCTAAGTGGCTCTGTTATGCGATTTTAAGGTAAAACAAAATCCCCGCAGCCTTGAATTTACATCACAACTGCGGGGATTCATTTTTACACAGAAAATCGGTGCAGAATAAATCGTAATAAACTACTTCTTCAGCCGGAAATCCGTGCTGTCGAGGCGTTTCATTTCACGTTCTGCGTCGTCGATTTTCTGTTGAAGCTGACTGCGCTTCTCGTCCTTGCGCCGCTCGCTGACTATCCCGATAAGTCCGGAAACTGCTACGATTCCGGCTTCGATGATCGCAGCGAGCGTCTGTGCGTTTATTCCTTCATCGGATCACCTCCTTTCAGCAGAATAATATATCTCTGTTATTGGAGGGTTTTCGGGCGAACATGGGATTAAATAAACCGAAAAGGAGCGTGTTATAATGCTTAATAATACTAAAGATATACTTACATTAAAGGATTTACAGGAGCTGCTGCATATAGGAAAAAACACCGCTCTGCGGTTGGTGCAGAGCGGCGAGATTAAGGCGTTCAGGGTGGGGAATCAATGGAGAATTTTGAAAGGAAGCGTGGAGAGGTATATTCGAAGATACATGAGCTATTTATAACTTTGATTTTTCAATTTCAGTCAAACCCAATCTATATTAAACCTCTATTTGACATTTCACGATATTACTGATATAATAAACGCAAAGCATATAAAACGCCTTGCACATGCGCTCATTATGCATATCGACATATCATATCTTTGTGGATATAACAAGTGACACAATCAATTTTTGAAGGTAATATATCATGAATTTTGTTCAGTCATTTATAACCAATATATCATTTCCGACGTCTTTAGAAGAGTTGTATAAGTATGTCCATTTATTTGATATTGAAAAAGTACTAGGTTGTTCCTATTCCGACTTTATAGATGATTATGATAAATATAATGATTCTACTTACGAGAGCAGAGGAGTCTGTTGGACTGCTCCAAAGTGGTGTAAAAAAGGGGATATCGTATTCTTTATGCACAGCAAAACTGCAAACGCCAAAATAAGAAAGCTTAGGAAAGAACTTCTTAACAAAAGAGAAAGTCTTTCATCAAACTATTTCTGGACAATGATGAATGCACTGATTCGGGCAGATAAATTGCACAATACATACGGAGGCAAGATTTTCGCAATAGGAAAAGTATCAGGGAAAATCATAAATGACCCAAACTCTAACGGTGATACACAGCATTGGAAATCAAGCATCTACGCACCTATTGACTCCATTTTCTTACTTGAATATCCTATTGACATTTCCGAATTCAACACTAAAATCATGGTTTCAAGGCAGAGCTCCATAACATGTGTATCTGGCGACAATTTTGAGTATCTCAAAAAAATCATATTGCACAAAAACATGATAGTTGAACCCTATTTTGAAAACGCTGTTGCAGACCCTCTGCCTCTTTACAAGATATCAGATGATAATTGGCTTGCCGTTGTAAACAAGCACAGACGCAGTTTCTTCCTTGAAGAGCAATTCCGTACATATTATGTTAACCGCTTTTTAAGATTCTTGGGTGATAATAAAACATTTTATCGGGAATGCACTTGCAAAAAGGTTGGCAAGGCTCGAACTTTTGTAGATAATGCAATTAAATTTCATGGGAAGTATCTTCTTGTTGAAGTCAAACTTTCAGTTGCAGCCGAGCGCAATATAATTGCACAACTATCGAGTTACTGCGATCTCGACGAACTCTGGCTTGAAAAAGGCAAAAAAATAAAAGACGGAATGTATTCAGATAATATTCTTGTAATAGATACAGATAGGCTGTATCTATACTCAAATCATGATCGGATCCTTAGCCCATTCTATAACCTGGACAATATAAAAAACAATGACGATATTACATCTTTGAAAGGAATTATAGCAAATCTAATTAGTTAAATCAAGAGTGCTTTTGACTTTTAGGGATTTGCAGTAACTTCTGCATATATGGAAAACACCGCTCTGCGGTTGGTGCAGAGCGGTGAAATTGAGGCGTTCAGGGTGGGAAATCAGTGGAGGATACCCCAAGAATGCGTAATGACATATATCAGAAGATTACTTTGAATCTACAAATCAACTGGTGAACAGATTTGAAATATAATTCATATTCTGAGCAAGGTCACTGAAACAGCCAAGATACATGTCTATGAAATCAGTATTATCACTGAATCCGGAAACATACCATTCACCATTTATCTTTTCAAGATAAATATCATAAGCAAAGCATTTTCCAAGAACGACAGTTGAGCGGCTTACCTTTTGCGCCAGCTTTTTCAGCACAAACAGCGTGAAATCATCAGAGGTAGGTTCCGGACCTCCCGAATATGAATCTGCGAATTCATTTGCATACTGTTCAAGTTCATAATCTGTAAGGTCTTTCATAGCCCAGGCAATTGCCTTAAAGGCTTCATAATACGAAATGTTATTTGTTGTGATATGTGCGGTTGCCATCTGATCTGCCGCCCCAACATCACCAATCTCATAGTAGGAATCATAATCGTCTTCCATCGGCATTATTACTTCCTTGAGAAGGAGCTTGATAGTTTCATCAGGGACAGTGTCATAAAATGCTTCTGGATCAGCTGCGCATTGGATAGAGTAAGTCAGGGCATCATCTGTTTGTGTGGTGCAGGCTAATGCCCCATCTGTATCATGGTTATCAATGCAGCTGTAGAAATTATACATCACAGACCTTGCATCGCTTCTGTCATGAAGATTCTGAATAACTTCATCATACGGACCTGACGTAGGTTCAGTTGCGTCAGGATAATCATAATCGTCATAATAGCTGTCATCGTAGTAATCGTCATATCCACCGTCATCATAATAATTCCCGGAAGTCGATGCTACCGGCTCACTGGAAACGTATGTTGTCAGCATAGTACAGCGTTCCGTGTCATATCCATTTTCAAAAGAAAACACCATGCTGTAATAATTCTGCGGATCTTCCCTGAACCTGAATTCGCTTGCCAGGACATAATAACCACTTGCGAGGTTCTGCTCCACATCATAATTTCCAAGAAGATCTTTCAGCTCGCTCAGTCTCAGATAACCCATGCGATACCCGTCAAAAAGTTCGCACCCGGTATATGGAGAAACTGTAGTCACACGTGCATAGTCATACTCCATATCAGAACTGAACAGTAAAAAATCGTTATATTCAAGCGCCCAGCCCATTCCACCTGCATAGAAATCGCTGATCTCCGGTTCTTCGTCTATCATTTCCGCAACAGTTGTGAGCTTTTCGCCGATAAACCACAACGGAGATTCCGGCGTGATATCATATTCCTTTATGATATCAATACCATCATATATCTGTAGTGTTTTGGTTAGACCATCTGCCTGTTCAGTTTCCTCTGCCGAAGAAACGCTTTCTGCTTGATTTGACCCAGAAACGGTCTGAGACACATCAGACGCAGTTGTTGAACCATCTGTGGTCTTATTTCCAGAAGATGAACACGAAGTCAGCAGGACAGCTGCCGACAAGAAAAAAGGTATCAGTTTTCGTTTCATTACAATATTCCTTCCTTTTATTAAACCTGCCCCGCCATTTCGATTTGACGGAGCAGGTTTGATATTACTTGATCGTCAATGTAAGGCTTGCAGTCTTTCCATTGTATGTTTTAACTGTGATAATTGCCGTACCCTTTTTCAGAGCAGTGATATTGCCGTTGTCATCGACCTTGGCGCAGGAATTGTTGCAGCTCCAGGTAAGCTTTCCGCCGTATCCCTTTACAGTAGCCTTAACAATAATCTCCTGACCTGCTGATACGGTACGCTTGGTATAGTTGAGCTTTATTGACGTAGCCGGAGATTTTACCGTCACCTTGCAGGTAGCCGTCTTGCCCTTTGTCGTCTTTACAGTAATTGTAGCCGTGCCCTTTTTGAGCGCGGTTATCTGACCGTTGGCATTCACGGAGCAAACTTTAGGATTGCTTGAAGTCCATGTAAATTTATCCAGCGTATACTGCGGCGTGGTTACGGGCTTGAGAGTAAGTTTCTGTCCTACGCCAAGCGTTGCCTTTGTGGAATTGAGAGTCACCTTTGACGCATATCCGCTTATCTTCGTCCACTTTGCATACAGCGTGAAATCCTTGCTGGGCATGAGGGACTTATCTGTATACAGCGTTCCCTTGCCGCCCGGCTTGGTGTACCAGCCGCCAAAGTAATAGCCCTTTCTCGTCGGAGTAGGAATATCGCCGATCTTTTCACCACAATATGCGAATACACTTTCCTCGTCGCATTTTCCGCTCCTTGCGTCAAGGAGTATCATGTATTCAAAAGCATCCCATTTTGCATATGCTGATATTGATGAAGTGATAGTTGTATCGCTTGTGAGTGCGTATTCCTGGCTATTTCTGGTGTAGTACCAGCCGAGGAATGAATATCCGTCCCTTGTAGGCTCAGGAAGCTTTCCTGCTTTCTTGCCGTAAGTCACTTTCATTTCAGTTTTGTCACAGCTGCCGCCGTTTGCGTCAAAAGTTATTGAAAGTCCCTGTACTTCCCACTTGGCAGTGAGCGCAAGGTTATCGTCTGTAACTTTGGTAGAGGAAGTGTACTGCTTTCCGGATTCATCAAACCAGCCCAGGAACCTATAACCCTCCATCTTTGGAGTAGGAAGATCAGTGATAGTTCCGTTGAAAGGAACCAGCGACTTTTCTTTGTCGCATTTTCCGCCGTTTGCGTTGTAATTTACGACAAGGCTCTTTCCGTTCTGGAGCCAGCCTGCATACAGAGTTATATTTGTTCTCGGCATGGGAGTTGTTGCAGTATATTTAGTTCCTCCGCATTCCGGGCGTGAATACCAGCCAAGAAACGTATAATTTGTTTTAGTCGGGGTAGGAAGATTACCAACGCCCTGACCAAAGGAATATTCACCGCTCTTGGTATCACAGGTTCCTCCCTGGGGATCAAATGTGATGGTATACTGCGCCGGAATGAACTTCGCATACAGCGTCATATCACTGGAAACTCTGTCGGTGGTAAAGTCCCACGGCTCACCGGTGCAGGCTTTATTGTCGTACCAGCCTACAAATTCACAGTCCTTTTTCTCGGGAGGAATCGCTTCGGATACCATCTGTCCCTTGAGAGCATATATCTGCGTGTTAGCAGTATCACCGCCGTTAGTGTTGAATGTTACCAAGGCGTGGGTGTCTCTGGGGTCGAATTTCTGAATTGTAATTTGATCTGTATAATCAAAATTATTAAAAGCATAATAATTTATACTATCATAAATCTTACATCCGCCACCCGTACTCGCTATTTCATCAAACATACACGGAAAATAATTATTGTTATCAACTGTTCCAAAATAATATACAGAAGATATATTATCTGACAATGCAAAAATATCTTTATACCCGTTTTGGGACCCATAAGTAAAATTGTCACCCGTAAATAGCGATACCACTTGTAGATTAGTGCAATTTTGAAAAGCAGCATAGCACAAATAAACATTACCACCAAAGATAATCTCTTGAAGTTCATGGCAGTATTCAAATGCTTCCTGTCCTATTATACGTAAGGATTGCGGAAAAACGATACTCTTAAGATTTGTGCCCATAAAGCTATATTCTTCAATTTCTTCTAGATATGCAGGTAATCTAATAAACTCAATGCTATTTTGTAATTCATCTAAGAGAGCAAATGCGCTATGGCTAATTTGGGTTACTTTCCTTCCATCAATATAATCCGGAATATATACACTACTGTCATCGCCGACATATTTCGTGATAGTGACCTCTGAGCCATTGATCTGGTATTCAAAATCACCATACCTGTTTGTTTTTTCTTCTGCCGCTGCCGGTACAGTCATTACAATACTCGTCAGAGCCGTTATTCCTGCCATTGCGGCACACATCAGTCTTTTCATTGCTTTTTCCTCCTGTTATACTGAATTTGATACAATGATTATCAACACAATAAACACGGCAAGTGCTATTGCATTTGTAATAAAATAAGCTCCTGCCGAAACGCTTGGGCTTTCATCATGCGTTTCAATCTGCTCAGGCTGAGGAGCTTCAGTTTGCACAGGTTCTGGCTTTGTCTGCGGAACCTCCGGCTCAGGGAATACCTCTTCTGGGATTTCCGGTTTTGTGAGGGAAACTCTCGGAGATTTCCGGAGATTTATCGGGGAAGCATTCAGATTTTCGTCCGCCGTCAGCGCTTTGTCGTATTCCGCTCGCAGTTTGGGATCCGTAAGTATTTTCCTGGCGTATTTCAGGTCGGAGATTTTTTTAGCGGCTTCCTCTGACCCCGAAGCGGCTTCACGGCTGAATTCTGCAAGGCGTACCGAAAAGGCAAGCTCAATTTCCTCCGAGGAAGAGTCACGGCTCACATTCAGAAGTTCATAAAACGTCATTGCTGTTCCTCCTCGCTGAACGAGCCGAAAAGTTCACCACAGGCAACCATTCCTGCCAATAAGAGCGGCACATATATACACCATTTATTGACGTTCCCCGGAAGCATTCCGTACCACGTCGGAGATACCGCAAACAGGCTCAGCATGAATGCGGCATAGTAATACGCATAGCCGCCCGTCTGCTTCTTTGAGCATTTTCCCCAGCCGTATTCCTTGCCTATAATCAGCGTCATTCCACAGCCGACAAGCCCGGCAAGTATTATCAAGCCGCCAATAAGGTATTCGATCAGCCCCTTTTCCGGCACGGAACCCAGCAGGACAAATTCTGCGATAACCGCTGCGAGCATTCCCGCAAGATTTATCCGGATTCCCTTAAAAATCGACGCAACGATCATTCCGATTCCGCTTGCTATTATGCAGACTATAATGCCTACTACAATTATGACGATGATGGAAACAACAGTTTCGCCGAGTGGGGTTTCAGCCGCCGTATTTACATTGTTAAAGACATTCTGGATTATCCGCATGACATATTCTATCATTGGTCGCTCACCTCTTGTTTCGTTCTTGTGGAGTGCATTATAGCTCTTACAAGATAGAAAACAATTACTCCTAGCACTATCCACTGTGACGTAGAAAAGCACAGAAAATGTCCTCGTATCTCATCTCCACGCAAAAATTCCAGCAGGAATCGGCACACGGCATACGACACCATGTAAATACGCAAAATATCGGTCTGCGTTCCCTTTTTATTTTCGATAATCAGCACTGCAACGAGGATAAGGATATCGCAGACACTCTCTGCAAGCTGAACCGGAAAACGTGTTACACCGGGACTTATGAGCATTTCAAATCCAAACGGACACTCAATGCCGTAGCAACACCCCGACATAAAGCACCCCACTCTCCCAAATGCGTGGAACATCAGGAAACACGGGACGAGCATATTAAACAGCATCAGACTGTCATATTTTCTTACAGCGGAATAGATCTTTACACCCGCAAGTGCACCAAACAATCCGCCGTAAAATACAAATCCGCTGTTTATGAAACGTCCTATCAGCAGTCCAAAAGAAAACTCAGGGATTATCGTATCAAGCTGAGTCAGCAAAAACAACAGCTTACTCCCAATAACCGTTCCGATAGCAGCAAAAATACAAACCTGTATGGCATGAATCGGGGGTACTCCATATTTCTTGACACGGCTTATCAGCAATATTGCTGCTGCGATAACACCAAGAGCGCAGCAGACTGCATACATCGGCAGTACGATATGAATTATCGGAAGCATATCAGTGAGCTGTGTAGCAGCCGTACACGGGAACTACGCTGTCACCCGATTCAACCGGCATATTAACGCAGTACATTCCGTTGCATATGTAGTATGACATATAAATATCATCTGCCGTTGTGTCGTCATCTACCGTCAGTCCGAAGCAATCTGTAAAACCGTTGTATGAGTACTCAACATTTCCGCAGCAGTCAGCCGCAGACGATTTGCTGACGCAGCCTAAGCATGCAAGGCAGCTGCCGTTTCCGCCCATTTCATAAAAACTCCCTATGATTTCGGGATCTGTTCTTACCCGATATGAATTGCTGCATCCGGACATTGCTCCGATAATCCCACCTAATACAGCTGCTCCTGCTAAAGTTATCAAAAGTTCTTTCTTTTTCTTCATGTTTTCCATCCTCACCATCTGCAAATTTCGATATTTATCTCTATGCAGTTAAAATTATATCACAATAAATGTAACTTGTCAACTATATAAAAGTAATAAATTATCACTATATACTTTATAATTATACTACAAGGAGAGGTGAATGGCATGAATGTTGCGTCCAGAATAATCTATCTGAGAGAACAAAAGGGGCTTACCACGAACAAGCTTGCGAATATGGCGGGAATTTCTCAGAGCCACCTGCGTGAAATAGAGCTTGGACTGCGTAATCCTACTGTTGAAACGCTGTCGTACTTCTGCGACGCACTCGGCGTCACCCTGGAGGAATTCTTCCGTGAAGATGATAGCGAGATCAATCCTTATCTTATGAGTGCTTTGACGCGGTTTAATGACAAGGAACAGATGGCGCTGGCGGATTTTTTGAATACGCTGAAACCCGGAAAATCATAAAAAGAAAAGCAAGTGAGCTTGATGGCACACTTGCTTTGTTTTATCATAAGCCCGCAAAGAAAACACTTCCAGCTGAAACCACTGCAATAGAAAACTATATTGCAACCAGCTGGAAATAAATCAGTTTCGGAAATTCTGCTTAAATATGCTTTTTTGTCGAAAGCAGATCTGCAATGCATATTGACTTTTAAGTCTGGTCATATCATAATAGAATCGACAGAATTGTTGTAATACGCATTTTTACCGAAAGAGGTATAACACGCCAAGCTTGTAAGCCGAAAGGCTAGAATTTATATTTATAAGGAAGACAAGCCAGGATGCCGTTACTTATGAATTAGGAAAGCGTCCTTTAATATCTCGTGACAAGGTTGGATTTGAACCTTATGATAGGACTGAATTAGAATAAAATAAATATGCCAAACGAGGAACATGCCTTTCCGAGCCACAGCGATGTTTCTTTTCAGAATTCAGCGGATTAACTTTTTGGTTCAAGAATGATGTTCCTCCTTAGATCTATTGAATAAAAACTGTGATTTTTGCGAGTCTGCGATTTATGAAGACAAAACTGCCAGACATGATGTGATTGAATTCGGTCGTACAATGGGGAGACCGCATGGCATTGACAGAAACAGTATTATTCTGCTTCATTATGTGTTCTCTTCGGAACGGAAAACACACCATCTTTGCAGCTTAATTCCGTATTGAGATGATTTGATAGCTTCCTCATTTAGCTCTATAATATTGTGTTCCTTTCGAATGTTTTCTTATTACTTCAATCTACCAAAGATTTTGAAATAGTCTATTCTTTTTGTAATATATTATATCATATCTATAAAAAATTAACATTATAACTATATAGTGTAATATTCACACCAAATCATTGTCATTTTAAACAAAAAAGCATGTTGAAAATTCAGATTCCATAGAAATTTCACAAAATTTGTAGACTATTTATATATACGCTCATATACTAATATTATAAGCTTCTGAATACGAGGAGGTGATACCGATGTACTGCAATAATGTTATCACATAAAAACAGTTCACGTCGTAGGAGGATAAAAATGAAACAGTTTATAAAAAAATATATCACGATCTGTATTGCTGTGTTTATTATGCTTACATCATCAATCAATGCTGATGCATACGAGTTGTGGGGCAATGATGCTGCTTCGGAAGACGGTGATATAGTCAAAGGTATTGTCTTAAATCTAATTGATCTTGCAACTGTTTATGACGAAGACATTGCAACGTTAAAACTTGAACATGACATCTCTACTGGAGATTACATGAGTGTGATCGAATCTTTAGGAGATTCCACCATTGAAACAGCTTTGGGCGATTACGGTATTTTTTATAGTACAAGCAAATTCTGTACCCAAAGTTTTCTTGATTTTTTCGGTTCAGTATACAATGTACCTGGTTCATATAAATCTTGGTACAAAAGTATTAAATCGCTTTATGGTTCGGTTTTGAAAGGAATAATGAAATGTGGAAAACAGGTATATGTTCAGGGCTGTAAAGGAATATCATTATCCCCTGAGCAAATTATAAACTTACAAGCATACATTGATTCTGCACATGAAATAGCTGATATTATTCGCAATGACTCAAAATCATTCTTGTTTCACAGAAGAGAAATATATGATTGTGCAGAAAAGCTTGATGAACTTGCAAACAACACAGACATTAACAAACTATATAGTGAAGGTCTTGCAAAATATAATGCATCCAATACATATTCTTTTTATGCGAAAAGAGAAAGAGATTCATGTGATGCAGCCGCTGTTTTTCACATGATTTGCAAGTATAAAAAAATCAATACAACCCAAAGTGACATAATGGCAGTAGCGGAAAATAATTTCTGGAATAAATGCGAACCATATTATGGACTGAACGATGATGGCTCATATGTAACATTATGTGGCAGCTCCCAGGGAAAAATTAACGAAATCAAGAATTGCCTTCGCAACACGCCTGCTATAATCAAGATTTCCAACAACATAGCTCCTTATTATTATACATATATTGTTGTTGTCTTTCGTGATAATACGCTTTATATTCTTGATCCTACAGCCAATTCTAATAAAGGATTCACCGTCAGTGAATATGGCGATAATCATGGTCTATCTGAAACCGAAGTTTACAACAGAATGTTAGCTGCATGGTCTTATTGCTGATATCTATTGTTAAATATCCTCATTCATTAGAATCGGGTATTAGTCTGTCAAAAAGCCGTCTTTCGTTGAAAAACGAAAGACGGCTTTTGGGGTATCTGCAACAAAGGAATAAAAACACACAAAAGGACAAGAAATGTGCAAAAAAATATAGCCACATGCGCAAAGCATACTTTTTTAAAAAACATGGAAATATGCAAAATATTATTGCACTCTTCTCCTTTGCCACACAAAGATGTGCTAAATCATTTCGTTACTTCGGCCGTAAACCAGGCGAAACTGCAGATTATGAAAAAGTCCCAGCAAGTTGCAAGAAGGCGGAGAACATCTTTAATACAGGCGGAATTGGTGCTTTATGAAAGGAAGTTTTTGAATATATACGGTTGCTTTTAGATTAACAGTAACCATCACAACTAGTTTGGAAATAGCTTAAACCTGGTTTTCGGTGAGGAGAAAGCAATCCCACATCGTAATTGTGATCGTAAAGTCACTTTGCCCGGGTCTGAAAAAACAACTGTGTAAACGCGAATAAACCCGAAAAACGTACCAAAGCTAAAAATGCAGCAAAACAGGGCAACGCTGGAGAGCGACCCGACGCAGCTGCAAGATATACGGTGAAGAGCAGCGGAGCTAATTCGCTGCTTTTCATACTTCACCGGTATCTTCCGGCGGATAAACTCCGGGGTTCGGGTTGTCTCCCCCAGTGGGGGAGGTGTCACGGAGTGACAGAGGGGTTGACCGACAGACCAGAGCCCCGAATTGATCCTAGGCTGCGAATCTGTCCTCAAAGTAAATCATGAACTGGGCGTAAGCCAGCCCCCAGTCGCGAACAGGCATAGTCCACTTCTT